GCTTTAAGGACGACCCGTTGGACTGATCTTATCAATCTCAACTCCCAATGGGTTTCGGTTCCGCTCTGCCAGAGAGCCGTTCCGATAAACCAGCCCGCTGCGCAGCAGCAGGGCCCATCAGGCGGGGCCTCTTAAAGGCACTTCGCGTCGTCCAGCTGGAGTTTAGACTCCTGGGCGAGCTTCCCGAGTTATCGGGTGCGACGTGTTCATCTTTAAGAGGGAATTGGGAACGCTTGGTCCCCATCGTGCAAAATATGCCTTCATCCTCCGGTGGAGGCAAGACAAGGCGTCGTGTACGTGCTTCGAAGTTGTCTTCGGCTCTTAAGAGCTGCAAGCGCATCTTTGATGCTCCGTGCACTACGTGTGATCACGATAGGGGCCAAGCGGCCAAGGAAGAGTGGGCTGACCGGATGGGTCGCGACGTTGAGCCTGTTGATTGTAAGTGGTCGTACGACCCCTATTGGCTGCTCAGACGTCACGTCCGGTCTCTCGCTCACGGTTGGGGAGAGCGTTTGGAAAACGCTCGCAAAGAGTGTGTAGAAGGTGGAATTAGAAGAAGTGAGAGTGGTGTCTACGTTCCTGACCAGCAGGGGTGTTTTGAAATGACTCAGGGTGAGGGAGGTACGCTTTCAGCGGATCCCTCAAAGTGCTCCCAAGACGACTCTCTCGTCAGGTTGGGAGTAGCCAAGACTAAGGGAAAGCTTCGTGTTGTCACGATGCAGTCCGCCCGTGTCAAACGGGTCCTGACTCCTGTTCATAATGCCCTATATGACCATCTATCTTCCTTTGGATGGTTGGTTCGTGGGAACGTAAGTAAAGAAGACTTCTTGAAGGTCATCAACGATCGTCGTGAAGGGGAAGCGATTATCAGTGGGGATTACGAGTCCGCCACTGATCGCATCTACCTTGAGGCGGTCGACGCCGTGATTGATGAGCTTTCGAAGGATGCAAGAATGACGGAGAATGAAAGAGCGGTGTTGAGAGGGTCTTTCGACAACCTTAGGTGGTTGAACCCTCACACCGGGATTATTCGCCCTATAAAGAGAGGCAGCATGATGGGTAACCTCGTAAGTTTCCCTCTGCTTTGTCTCTTGAACAAGGCATGTTTCGACATCGCCAGCGATATCTCCCGAGGTTGCGGGGCCAATAGGGTGGGTCGGTTTAACGGCGACGACTGCGTCTTCGCAGGTGATCAGAAGTTCTTTTCCCTCTGGAAAGAGGTGACTGGGACTTTTGGACTTTGTGTTAATGTTGAGAAGACTGGCTACTCTAACATCTCGGCGGATTTGAACTCCCAGAGTTTCTTTATCCGTCGGGGACAACTTGCTCCAAAACCCGTTCTTTCCTTCTTCAGACCTTGCAGAAAGGAACCTGGATGTCTCTTGACAGAGGTGCTCGATGGCATTTCGACTTTTCGCGGGGAGGTTAAGGCCTTCGTCGTGAATTGTCTGATGCGCTTCGAGATTGCCGCTAGGCAGATTGACTTGTCAACTCTGTCTAAAAGAGAGTACCAAATCCTTTCCAAGAAGTCTTGGTTTCGTCGCGCCCTTACCGATGGGCCGGCACCCACCATAAAGAAAGGTGTAGATCGTAGTGTCGAAATGGTTGTTGGACCGCCCCCAAAGGCTTTCCTTTATCCTATCTTCGACACTATGACCAAAGACGTCGCCAGCGACGTAGTCTCGAGATGGACGGGGGT